CGTTCCTCCGTCCCCCCCCCCCCGCAAAATTTCCAGTTAGACGCCCTCAGGCTCGTCCCCGGCTCACTTTGCAGCGTGTACGTCACCAGCCGCTTATACCCCAGCGCCTTTGCCGCCCGCGTCGCCGCGCCATACAGCATCGTGCAGGCGTTCCGCGTCCCGTCCGTGCAACAACGGTTGACCTCCAGCGTCAGCCCGTCGTCCAGAAACCGGCTCACCGGCCTGCCCACCATGCACACCCCGCAAAGCCTGTCCCCGTCATAGCACGCCACAGAAAACTTATGGCCCGCAGGCGGCTTGTTGTGCCGATGGTTCAACCGTACAAAGTCCCGCGCCGTCTGGAAATCGCATGGTCTCAATTCAAGCATCTTCTCGCCTCAAAACGTCGGTCCCATAAACCCCTGGCATTTGTCGTTCTGCCTCTCAAACATCTTGTGAATCTCCCGACAGGCAACCGCTCTCTTGCAGCGTATCACCGTATCAAAAATCCTTCCCGAATTTGTACGCGCCGGCATCTTATCCACATCTGCCTTAAACATCTGGCAATCATGGCAATAATCCCGAACGTCAAGCATTATCATCCTTCCGCCTCCCTCTGCCTGTCCCAATCCTGCTTCCTGTAAACCATCAACCCAGCATGGCCAGGCAATATCCCAGGATCGCACACCATCCGCTTCCGTAGCTTCTTCAGCCGCCAGCAGAAGCTCAAATCCTCTGAAAGCCGCGGCAACGGCGTAAATGGCGAAATCCTGAACGCCGCCACCACCTCCGGCAGCATCCCGACCCGTATCACGCAGCACCCCATACCGCAGCCCTCGATCTCAAACAGCCCCCCGTTCTCCGGCCAGTCCTCATAGACCTCCGCCGATTCCTGCGCCCCCAGCACCTCGTCCTCATACCAGTCGATATGCCTGTAAATCACCGGCGACGTCGGCAGCCGCCGCTTGAAATAAATCCCCGTCACCAGGTCCGCGCCGCTCTGCTCGATGTCCTCCACCAGCCGGATCACCGTGTCCGGCTCCATCACAATGTCCGAATCCAGGAACACCAAATAGTCATACTTCCCGTTGATGGCCTCCAACGCGAACGCGTTGCGTGCATCGTACACCATAGAATTGCTTTTCACGTTCCAAGCGTACCTGTGCGCCCCATCGTACCGCAGCCCCAGCACGCTCGCAAAGAAGCTGGCATCCACCCTGTCCAGCGTCGGCACGCAGATCATGATATTGCTCATTCCCTTTTCACCGCCCCTTGTATCGCCTGTCGGTAATGTTGCCGTACCGATCGCAGTCGTACCATTCGCCATTCACACGGCAGCGATAGCCGCCGTACAGTTTCGGGTAGGGATGTCCCTCAATCACAGGTTCAAGCCTCAGTTCCACTTTTCCGCCTCCCTATGTTCCTTGCTCGGCTCCCCTGTCCAGCACCGCCAGCGTATCTTGTAATCCTCGGCGCTCGCGGTCACCCGGTCGATGAGCCCACTGCCGCGCACAACCACGAAATAGATCAGCACAACAACAGAGCCCAATTCGCGTGTGGTAATCAGTTCATCCATCACTATTCCCGCGATCACATCCGGCTTATCGCAATCCTCCAGCCACACGACGCTGCCATTCGGCAACGCCGCCACTTCTTCCAGCGGCATCACCCGCGGAACCGCCAGCCTTTCCAGCGCCTCTTCCAGCTTGCAAACGCAATCCGCCGTGGCCTGCGTCGAACCATACATCCGCTTGCCGTACAGCGTCATCCGCGCCCGCCCGGTTTCATCCCGGCATGTCATTCGCTCCATCGCCTTCACCCCTCAAATCCCTCCCGCACATCGGGCAATAGTTGATGTCGATATACGCCCCGCTGCCGAACCGGTCAAAGCACATCATGCATGGCGTCTCCCCTTCGTGCAGCCAAATCTCCCAGTCCTTGAAATCCGTCGGGCTCGCCGTGGGCTTGAACGCCACCAGCTTGCCGTGAATCGACCCTTCGGGATGGTATTGATAGGCGCTGTGGCAATAAGGGCACAGCTCCCGGTTCAAAAGTGTCGTCTTTACCTTCTCCGCCTTTTCAATAATCTCAGCAAACTTCTCCACCTTCCCGCCATACCAACCCGGCACCGGGCAAATCCCCAGGTATTCCACCAGCTGCTGGCCCTCGAACCAGTCCATCTCCCACATGATCCCGTCGTACTCGTATTGCCGGCAAAACTCGATCATATATTCCCATTCCTTATCCCGGGAATATTTTGCCCGCAGGCATACCAGAAAGCTGCTTGCATCGTTGTCAATTATGAATCGCCGCAGTTCATCCTCGGTCTTTTCCGCAAGCTCCACAAACCGCAGGACCGGGAAATTGAACTTCTCAATATTCATCCGTTATCCCTTCCTCGCCCTGTACTCTCCAAACGTCCTCACCGTCTTGAATATCGCCTTGTCGTTCACCCACCGCGCCAGTTGCCTCAACTCCACCGGCGGCTCCGCGTTCGTCGTGAAGTCCCTGTAGGGCTGGCAGAACGGCTCCGCCCCTGCCTCCCGCAGCGCGATACACCGCCGCTCGGCGCTATCCACGTCCTGTGCCAACACGTACACGAACACCCGGTAGGGCTTCACGCCGACCTTCCCCAGCCTGTCGATGGCCCCAAGCACCACGTCCAGCATCGCGTCCGTGTCCGCGCTCATGCGAATGAACCTTATCCATTTCAGCCTCGACAGGATTTCCGCCACATCATCATCAATCAGCCGCGCGTCCAGCCCTTGGTTGAAGTCCACCCGCACATCCTTCCCGATCATGTCCACCATCTGGGCGACGCCGTGCGACGACGCCAGCACATTGTTGTCCATGAACACGATGTCCCGGCTGTCAGGCCGCTTGACTTCCCGCCATGTCCGGTTGGGCCGGATCATCCCCTCCTTCTTCGGCACGATGCACCACGGACACCGCCGTATGCACCCCCGCGTCAGAAACCCGATGGCGTGTCTGCACTTCGGATAGATGCTGTAATCCGGGAACATGGCGTCGATCTCCGACGGCAGCTCGTCCAATATGCCGTACCCCGTACCCCCCCTCACGGTATTTTCAGGAAGGTACGGATTCTCCGGCGTGAACGTGAACACCTTGGACGAATACACCCGGTCATATTCCAGCATCGGCACCCACCACGAAACCTCATCGCCCCGCGCCTTGTGCCACGCGGACAGTTTCATCAGCGCCAAGTTCGGAAACCCAGTCCTGTCGCTGTCATGTAGTCCGATCTTCATTCGCGCCTCTAATCCAGCACCTTTCCGTAATACTTCAACTCTGCGGCCTTCCGCGCTGCCGCCGCTTCTTCAATCGTATGGTAGTATCCAACATATATCCTTTTCTTATTTACAAAAACACAGACTTCATATGTAATTCCGTTTTTATATTGTCTGGTGTATACTCCGCGTTCGCCTGTTTTGTTGTACCATTTGCGCCTGTTTATTGCTTGTACACTTCTGCTTACCCATCTACAATTTTCCGGGCTATATCCTTTTGAATTGTCGATTCTGTCAATGGTCAAACCGTCTTTGTAGCCATTCGCAAGTGCCCATTTTTCGAATCTTCGATACCCTTCTTTCCTGTCGCTCCATTCATCACAAATGTCAATGCCTCGTGCGCCGTAATCCTTGTAATTGATCTGGTTAGGATTGTTGCAACGGTTCTTCATGCCAGCAAATATGCTGTGCAATCTCTTGTTGCGGATCGTGGTCGGCTTCTCTGCGTTTTTGCGGGCTGCTTCACGTCGTGAACACGCCACGCACATTGTCACAGTTCCATTTCTCAACATGCTTCCAACCGCTATCCGTTCATTGCCGCATGTACATCTGCATCTCCATAATGCTGTTCCCTGTGAATTGTTCCCTGAATACTCAATAACAGTCAGTTTCCCGTACTGCTGTCCACTAATATCCTTGAACCGTTCCATATCCTCGCCCCCTTTTTCTTACGTAATAATTATATCACTATTACGCACTTTCTGTAATTATCCATATGTTAAAAGTTACGTAACTTGACAACACTTTGAATCTGTGCTATCATCTGCCCGAAGGGGGCGATACCATGAGCATTTCACCGGACAAGGTACGGGCAAACCTGGTGATTCTGAAAACGCTGAAAGCGGAACTGGAAGAACTCGCAAAGGCAGATGGCCGCAGTTTCAACAACTACATCATCAAGGTTTTGCAAGATCACGTCGATGCAAAGAAGGCCGGTAGCCGATAAACTACCGGCTTTTTCTATCAGCAATGAATCCCGGCAGCACGGCAGGCTTCAACCTGGCAATACTTCTCATACGGCTTCCAGTAACTTCCGCGATATTGCTCGTCAAGGTTTACAAACCAGTTGCGGGTCCCGGCTGCGTGAACCACAGCTGGGCGTAATGTCTCTCCCGTCACAAAACACTCGTTGTACCGCACTCCCAGCGCCAGCGCCTTGTCGCCGCCCTTCTTAGCGTTCAGCCAGTTCAGCGCGTCCTGGTCAATGTAGGGCACCTTGTTGGTATTCAGGAAGTGGATCAGTTCATCGTCCACCCCATCCTCTCGCATCTGTTTGAGATTGAACACGCAGACGCCCACGTTCCTGTAATCCTTCCCATACGGCTTCCATTTGCTCAAATGCTCCGGCACCGCCGCGAAATACTTCCCGCCCATGTCGATCTTCCAAATCGGCATCAGACTGTCATTCACAATGGTATCGACGTCCAGCTGGAGCACCCGGTCATATCCCGGAAACAGCTTCGTATAGCACACCCGCAACAGGCTCAAATACGTGAAATTGGTCTTGATATTCGGGCAATCCTCCCCGAACCACTCCTGCCCCGATACGTTCACCGTCCCCACATTCCCTGGCACCTCATAGGGCAGTTCGTCGTCCTCGATCAAACAAACCACCGCCGCCTCCGGGTTGTGCTTCAGCAGGCTCATGTAAGCCATCGGCAATACAGGATAGAGGTTCCTGCTCGCCGCGTACACCACGATCATCCGGTCATCCATGCTCATTCCTCCGTTTCGCACTCATTGCAGAAATCCAGTATATTAAGCTGACCAGGTATACCCCCCCCCGCGTATTTTTTGGCCATCCTTTCCGCCTTGTAGGCGTTGTACCGCTGCCGGAACCGGTAGCTGTCCCCGAAGATGTGCCACGCCGCCTTCACCACGTTCGGCTCATAGGGCTGTATCAGCTCCAGATCGTCCACCGCCTTGTAACTGATCGGGCACCCACAGCAGCCCGTCCGCGTCAGCCCGTACACCTCATAGGCGTCCGAATACCGAATCCCGTAGTATTCCTTGTACCACGCCTTGTCCTTGTCGCTGACGTAGTACAGCGGCCTCAGCCGCCACTGGCCGTCCCCGGTCTCACCGAAACACATGGCGCTGTTCGCCTCGCCCTGTCGCGGCACCGAGCGCATCCCGCCCTCGTCCCGGCGCTCGCCGGTGATGATCATCTCATAGTCCTTCTGGACCTTGTGGGCGATCTGCTTCTTGCAGTAGTCGCAGCACCTGGCGCTGATCTTGAACGCCGGCGGGTTCTCCTTCAGGAAATCCAGCATATACTTTGAACTGTTGATGACCAGTTGGATGTTCGGCCTCGGCTCCCCATCCCGGTTGCAGCAGCACAGGAAGTTGATAAGGCTCTCGCACTTCGGATAACGCTGACGCAGCTCCGCCCGCTTCACCGCTTTATCTTCGGCCTCGGCGTACTCATCCGCGATGCTCAACGGCACGCCCTTCCGCTGCCACTCCTCCAGCCCGCTGGACATGATCTTGCTCACAAACGGAATGCCATACCGCCGCGTCGCCAGCACGATGTTCACCTTCGGCCTGATCTCCTCGATCTCCACGCCGTATTTCTCCGCCGTCGCCCTCACATGGTCATTCGTGGCCTTCATCTCCAAGCCCGTGTTGAAGAACACGTACTTGACCGGCGGCAAGTCGAACAGCGCCCGCGCCCGCTCCACCACGTCGATCATGATGTCGCTGTCAGAGCCCCCGGAATAGCTGCATATCGCGTGGGGATGCTCCACCAGCCGCTTGGCGACAATGGACTGTATCGCCATGAACTTGTGCGGCGCGTCATAGTCCGCGTAGGGCGGCCGGTCCGTATACACCCGGCTGTGATATTCGTTCGATTGCCGCCGCTTCTGCCGTATGCAAGCCTCAACGCGGCCATCCGCCCCAATCATCATTTGCTCCTGCATGTTGTCCTCCGCTTCTCCTGCTGAAACTTCGCCGCCTTCCGATGTTCCGACGGCACATTCAGCACCGTAATCAAAATCCCGTCGTGAAAAACCCACACCTTATCGCCGAAAATGCGAATATTGTTCCCGTTGCCGTCATACAGTTCATATAGCCAACTGATGTACCGCCTCAGCGCCCCGGAGGCCTCCCGATATCCGATGCCCTCCGTAAGCGCCCTCTGAGCGTTCCGCTCCACGGCCCGCTTCGGCAGCCCCACCCGCTGCCGCGCCCGCTTCGCTCCATGCTTCGACACCTGCAACTCATGCCGCCTATCCACCGCCATCATCGTCCCCAGAAGCCTTCCCCCGATGGGGAAGGTGGCACGGCGAAGCCGTGACGGATGAGGTCCTCCCCTCACCTTCCGCCTCGCGCCTCTGCCCCGCATCCTCCGCCCACCTGCATATCTCCGGATACCGCACACACGGGCAGAAGTCCGCACACGCTGGGCACTCCCCGTTCACGCAAACCTCACTTAAATCATCCGACAGCCACTTACAGGTCATCCTCGATCACCACCCTTGCAATCGCCCGAATGCGCATCCCCATACCATCATCTTCCTTGCGCATCGTCACGACCGCCCCTGGCAGATCGTCAAGCGCCTTGACCAGAAGCCTCTTCAAATCCTGGTTCACTCGCTGCTCGATCATCTCCTTCGGCATGCGGGCCAGCATGGTATCGTCCACGACCCGCTCGCCCATCACAGTCTCCACCTTCTTCAGCGGGCACCAGGATTGCCGCCTCTGCATATATTTGACCAGGCGTTCTCCCTCGGTCGCCACGCAATAGCCGCCCAGGTTGAACCGGCATACTTCGCACTTCTGCGGCATTTTTATGCCCTTCACGGCGATCATGGCTTCTCACACCTCTCGAACTCGATCACCCAGACCCATGGGTTGGCCGCCCAGCCATACTTCGCCAGAACGTCCTTCCTCAAGGTGCTGTCCCACAGCGTTCCGAACAATGGCGCTATACCAACAACCCTGACAGCCTCCGGATCAAACCCGCCGTCGTTCGCGCAATCCTCCGGCGTCATATCCTGCAACCGCTCGGCCCGCACATCCTTCACCTTCAGGAAAATCCGCGCCGCCTCGCGCGGCATGTGGATGGATGGACGCCATGTAATATACATCCCATCCAATCGCAAGGGATCATCATCCTCATAATCGGCTCTGTACTCATAGCGATATTCCCCAAAGTCGGATAAGCGTTGCCACGTCTCCCGCACCCAAAGCACATCCCCCGGATGAATCTTGCTGAAATTCTCCAGCGCGTAAAACTGGCCGTCCTCGCTGTCCATCAAAAAGCCTCGACCTTCGTCCTCTTCAAAATAAGGCTCATAGAGCGGAAGCCCCTTGATGATCCGCCGCGTATGCCTCTTTCGCCCATCCAGGATTGCCCGCACCATCGCGGTATTGAACAGAATCGGTTTCTCCGCCATCTCACTTCTCCATTTCCGCCCGCAGGCTGTCCTTGATGGTGTAATCCAGTCCCAACCGCCGGCAAAGCGCCTCCGCCTCATGTCCGAACTGCTTCCAGTTGATGCTCGACGGGTGATAGTTCAGCTTCCCGATCTTCACCTTGTCCACACCGATCTGCGCCACGCTCTTTATATCCCTCAGCACGCTCTCGGCATCGACCACCGGCTCAAAGGACACCCACGTCCTGATGCCCCTGTCATGCGCGTGCATAAGGTCAATAAACCGATGGTGCGTCCCGACCCCCGGATGCTCGATCTGCCCGTCCAGTGTCACGCCATACCAGTCCCCGCCGTCCAGCAGATCAAAGTCCCGGCTCCCGGTCCCCTTGGTCAATATCTGCACATGGTTCCCATACGCCTTCAGCAGCTTGATGATCTCCCTGGTCGACGTGGTGTCGTACCCCGTTGGATAGGGGTCGCAGGTGAAGCACAGATGGATCAGCTTCCCGGTAATCCCTTCCCGCTCCAACTGCCTGCACGTCTCATCCTCGATGTTCTCTCGTGGCCTCACATCGCTGTGAAATTTCTCCCGGTCCCGCCGCAGCACGCACGGCGCGAAGCAGTAAAAGCACCGGTGCGGACACCCCGTGTAGATGTTCAGCGCCAGATCCCCGTACTCTTTCGCCGCACCTCTCGGTTCGTAAATCGGCTTCATCCCCTCATCCCTCCACCAAATGCCTGAAATCCTGCCACTTGATCTTCACGATCACCCGCTCGCCGCGCCGGTCCCGCAGTTCCACCGCGGGCCTGCACACAATGCCCTCCATCTCGCAGGTGCCCATCGTGCTCTTCGGATGGCCCTTCACATATTCCACAGCCTCCGCAAGTGTCCCGCGCCCCACGACGGGCACCGCCTTCACGCCGAAGGTTCTGGCCGTCTGCTCCACCCATTCCCGGGCCTGGTAGTTGTCGCCGATGCAGACGTCGAACAGTATGAAGTCCACCCCGTCCGGGATGTAGGCCCCGCCATTCTGAATCTTCGCGCCGTACCCTTCGCCGAATAGAATCACCTCTTTGTCCCCAAAGGTCTGCTCGAACATCTGGGCGTTCTCTTCGCCGCCAAACAGCGCATTCAGCCGATTCACCAGCGGCGCGGGAATCTGCGCCCGCTCGGTCCGTCCGCCGAAGGTCACGCTATGCCCGTCCCAGTACACCCGGATGTTGGTCCCGTCCACCTTCTCGGTCCACTCCCACGGGCAATCCTTCAGGTATTCAACCGTCTCGCTGCGAAACTGCCCCTCGATCAGCTTCTTCGTGCCCTCGATGTCCCGCGCATAGATGGTCTCGATCTTCTCATAGGTTTTCATGCCTCTATCCCTCCCATATCCTCGGCGTTCCGTCAGGGTTGACCAGCAGGGTCAGGTTCCCACGGTTATATGAATTGTCTGATACCCAGTACATCACGCCGGTTGATTTATCCACCAATACCCGCCCACTCGATTCTTCGCTGACAACCATAAACATCTGATTGTCGATCTCCGCCTCCGCAATCTTCTGCGAATCGACCTTCCCCATCGTGCTGCACCCTGCCAGCGCCAGCACGGCCAGCAACATGGCGGTGATTGCTATGCGCTTCATGCCCGTCTCCCCTCCTGTTCTCTCCGCCACAAATACATCATCCCGGCTATCCCCTGCTGCAAAATCGGCTCCTTCTCATGCTTGCGAATCCACTCCACCGGAATCGCCTCCACTACCTCCGGCGCAAACCCCGCGCAGCACTTCTCAAAGAACTCCCCCACGGTCATCTTCATCTCAACCACCGCCCCGCCGTGGGTCTCGTCCACCACCGGCACGAACATCTCCCCGTCAAGGTCCACCACTCTCATGCTCTCTTCACCATCCTATACCTCGCATACGCCGTCCTCTCCCCGTACCGGTTGACCCCCGTCTCCCGCTCGGTGGAGATCACATGCCCCTGCTTCTTCAAATCCCAAATCCGCGCCCCCAGCCGCATGATGCCATATTCGGCCAGCGCCTCATGGGGCGTGATGCTCCCGTAATCCTGAAGGTGCCGCAGCACCCGGTCCGTCTGCGTCATGCCCATGCTATTCCTCCCGATGCAGCGACTTCTCCGCATCGAAGCCCTCCGGATACCGCCGGCGCAGCTTCTCCACGTTGTGCCGGGCCACTTCCTCCAGCGTCACGCCACGTGCTGCCGCCGTCTCGGCCACATACCACAGCACGTCCCCCAACTCGTCGGTCAAGGCATCATCAATCGGCCTTGCATCTTGGAAATAACATTTCTTTACCAGATCCGCGCACTCCCCGGCCTCCCCGGCCAGCCCCAACACACCATTGAGTAAATGCCCTTTGATATCCAGTGCCCGATTGCTCGTCCGCTGTGCCAACTCCTGATACTCATTCAGCGTCATTCCCATCCCCCTGCCCTTCAAGTCGCGCGATCTCAAAGTCTATGTACTGTCGCGCCTTCTTCAAGTCCTCCACTTCCTTCAGCGGGTCCTTGCGCCCCGCCCTTGCGATGTACTTGATGGCGTTGCCCTTATTGAACCCCTCGCCGAAGCCCCACGCCTCGATGGCGTCGATCACCTCAATCCCGCCCATCTGATAGTGGTCAGGATGCGCCACGCTGTTACCCATTTTCTTCCTCCTTTTTGCATTGTCATGGGGACGGTTCTACCGACACTGACCATTACCGCTCCCTCAAAACAAGTTCCTTCCCGTCGATTTTCACGATGTCGTACACCGCGCTCACCGTCTCCAGGCTGATCGGCCCGTTCACGCAGGCGTGAATGATCTTCTCCCTGGGCGTCGTCACACCGTGGGCGAACAGCGCAACCTCCGCAAGCGCCAGCACCACGAACACAATCGCCAATATCTTTCGCTTTTTCCTGGCTGCCCATATGGTCCACAGCACAAACGTCACGCAGCCAAGCAGCCCGATCACCATGCATGTCTTCGCATCCCCGGCCACCACCATCTTCGCGTTCATCTGAATCAGCTCCCCCACCACCGTTCCCATCGCCTCATTCATCCGTACATCCCTCCGTTCTCCTCGTTCTCCCTAAAACCCAAAACCTAAAACCTAAAACCTATTCCTTCTCCTCAATCCGCTCCTCCAGCGGCCCCGCATCAAACCGGATCACCAACCCCATCCGCCGGTACACCTCGTCCACCGCCTCGTCGCTGGTCAGCGCCATGACCACCTTCTCGTCCACGGCGTTCAGCACGTCCTTGCACCGCTTGGTCCCGAACCCGTGCAGCTCGTTCAGCGCCAGGCAGATCGCCGCGTAGCAGGTCTTCATCGTGTTCTCGATCCCCGCCTGCACGCCCTGGGCGTAGCTATTTTCCTCCGCCCGCTTCACGTCCTCCAGCGTTATGCCGTTCTTCTGAATCCGCTGAAACGCCGCGTTGTCGGCCATCCGCTGGGCCCGCACCTCCGGCGGCAACTGCCAGAACCGCTCAACATCCGCCATGCGCTCGGCACGGTCCCGTTCCCGCTCCCCGTACCGCCGCGCCTCGCGCCCCGACAATACCCGCGTCTTCTGCCTGAATTTCACCTTGCCCATACTCGTAATTCCTCCGTATTCTCTCCAAAAGCCTTCCCCTTTGGGGAAGGTGGCCCCGGCTTCGCCGGGGTCGGATGAGGTCCCCTCACACCCCGCTTCGCGCCTCTGCCTCGTCAGTCCGCTTATCTATTCTTTGCTTTCCTCCCGCACCCGTGCTTCTCCGGGCAATACCCCAGCACCTCGCACTTGGGCTTGAACTGCGTGCGCACGATCCATTCCCACTCCTCGGAATAATCCGCCAGCGCCTTCTTCAAATCCCCGAACATCTCCCGGAACTCCCAATAGGCCCGAACGCACTCCCGCGTGTGGCTCATGTCCACCAGATTGCGTAGGTTCCGCTTGTCCACCACCCGCGTGGTCATCCCCAGCGGTAGCAACATGGCCGCGTCCTCGCGGGGAATGCCAAACCCTTCAAGCCGTTCCGCCGTTCGCCCAATGTCCCGCATCACATCGTTGTAATCTTCGAGTGCATCCGGGTTGTTGGCAATGCTGGCAGGAATCACATATTCAAACTCATGGTAGTCGATATACCGCGTGGAAGATTGCAGCCGCGCCGGCAGGCACCCGATGTGCGTATACCATTCCCGCATCACCCTGGCGCTGTATCCGTCCAGCACCATCTCCACGTTCACGAACTCCATCACCCGGCCGTGCCCGCTCTCGATGCAATCCAGCCCTCGCCGGTAATTCCTGGAAGTGTCCGCCGTGTCCGCACCCCAGCACACCCCGGCCATCTCGCCCATCTTGGTGATCGGCTCCCGCGTCGTCCCCGGCAGGATTATCACATTTCCCATTCCTCATTCCTCATTTCTCATTCCTCATTTGGGCAGCCAGTTTCTTCTTCAACCGATACTTCTCCTCGCTCTCCCTGCGCATCTTCCGGCACCGATCGCACCGCTTCTTCCCGGGCTCCACCTTCCTTCCGCAGTCGATGCAGAGCCCCTTGTCCACCCGCGCCTGCCGCCTGGCGTACTTCTTCGCGTGATCCGGGTCGTTGCGCTTTTCCCGGTCCTTCAGCGCCTTCAAACACGGCTTGCACATCGTCTTTCCGGCCTCGGCCCAGCGCTTCCCGCACTCCTGGCACTTGCCCTCAACCTTCCAGGCCAGTCGCTTCGCCTTCGCCGCTTCCGACCGCCGCGCCCGCGCACCTTCCGGCACACCTCGCAGGTCACAAACCCGTCGTCCTTCAACTCCCGCCCGCAGGAATGGCACCGCCCCTCGGCCTTCCACCGCTCCCTTCGCTTCCGCGAAGTCTCCCTCACCTGCTCGGCACACACCGCGCATGTGCACTTCCCCGGCTCCACCTTCCGCAGCCCATTGCACCGCGGGCAATTCCCGTTGCGCAGAAAATAAGCGTAATTCGCCCTGTCGTTCCTCATTTTCCCGTCGCCCCGGTTCTGACCGGCAGCACCATATACGTCACATCCCCGCCGCCGACCGCCGTCACGGTGCACGGCGCGATGGCCCCGTTCATGTTCATCACGATCTGGTCGCTGTCCGCGTTCTTCAGCATGTCCGCCAGATACTTCACGTTGAACGCGATGTCCAGCTCCACGCCCTCGGTCTCCACGTCCACCGCCTCGTGTACGTCGCCGACCTCGCTCTTCGCCTCCACGGCCATCTCGTCCCCGTGAATCCGCAGCACCAGCAGGTTGTTGTGCCCCTGGCGTGCGATCAGCGCCGCCCGGTCCACCGCCCTGCGCAGCTTCGCCGTCTCCAGCGTCACCCGCGTCTGGGCGCTCTTGGGCATAATTGCCTGCCAGTTGATATACTCGCCCTTGATCAGCGTGGCGTAGAAGTCCGTCCCGTCCACCGTGGCCCGCAGCTTCCCGCCGCCGATGTCCACCGCGATGATCTCATCCTCGCCGCCTTCTGAAAGCAGCTTCCCCAGGTCCGTCAGCGCCTTGCCGGGAACCACCGCCTCAAAATCCTCCTCGACGTTGGTCACGCCCTCGCACACCGACATCCGGAAGCCGTCCAGGCCCACCATGAACGCCTGACCCTTTTTGAATTGCAGCGCCGCGCCGGTCAACACCTCCCGGGTGTCCTCCACCGCCACGCAGAACGCCGTCTTGTCGATCATCCGCCGCAGCATCCCCCTGGGCATCCTCACCTCGTGCTCCCCGGTCACCTCCGGCAGCGCCGGAAACAAATCCGCGTCCTGCCCCGCCAGGTTCGTCCGGCTCCCGCCGCCCCGTACCGTGAAGGCGAACCGCGCGTTCATCGCCACGGTCACGTCCCCGTTCACCAGCCCGCGCACCACCTCGGTCAGCAGTTTGCCAGGGGCCACCCCCGCACCGCCCTCCTCAACCGTCGCCGGCACCGTGGTTACGATGGTGGTTCGCTCGTCCGAGGCCGTCAGCCGCACGCCGCTCTCCAGCGCCTCGATCTTCACGCCCTCCAGAACCTGGTTCACCGTCCGGTTCGGCAAGGCCCCGCCGACCCGCCGCAGCCCCTCAGAAAGTTCCATCCCGCTGCAAACAAATTTCATGCCGTCAAATCCTCCTTTGTTCCACCTCGACGATCTTCCTCTTGCAATATGGGCACCGCTTGAAATCAAAATTGAAGTACAGTATCGCCTGGCACTTTTCGCACTTCAGTTCCCTGAAAGCGCTGTCCCACACCAGCCGGGTCTTTCCCACCGCGATTTGCCGCACGCTTCCCATCTCCTCTGTCGTATTTCCTGCTGTTCGCCTTCAGCGCCGCCCGAAACGCCTCACACCCATAAATGGTGTTGATGCACTTCACATGCGGGCAATTCAGGCACACGTCGCAAACCTCTTGCTGATAAATCGCCGCGTTCAGCGTCATCTCCCCGGTAATGATCCCGTTCATACGCCCTCACCGCCGCCCCTTGTAGCGGCGGCGCCTGCGCCGCCATCGTCGTCGCGCTTGCCGTACACCGCCCCGCACGTATGCGTGCAGTACGTCTCAAACAGCATCTCCACGCCCGCCGCGGCCTTTTCCCGGTCCTGCTGCACTTCCTTATACAGCGCCTTGATGTCCCGCTTCATGGCCCTGTTCATCCGGCGCACCGCCGTGAACCTGCCCTTCACGTTTCCCTGCCGCAGCGCCGGCATGGCCAAATTGCAGCACATCCGGTATTCCTCCGGCGTCAGGGCGAACTTCTCCATCACGTCCTCAACGGTATCGCTCTTCTGATGAATCTCCACCAGATAGTCGATGACCGCCACAATATCCCGCTGATCCTTCAATCCCAACAGTTGCATGTAATTCCTCCATGTCTATGGTGGTCAATGGAATCGTCGAAACCGGCCAATCCCTAAAACCTAACCCCTAAAACCTAAAACCTTGTCTCACCGCTGTCCAACCTGCCGCCTGGCCCCGCTTCTCCGGCAGTTCTTCGCCAGCCGTTCCTTGTTCAGATCGTCGGCCTCCGTCCAGTCCCGAAGCGCGTCCCGCTCTGCGTGTACCTCAGCCAACCAATCCGAATAATCCTTGCATTGCGGCCCGTGGCAATTCGGCGCCACCGACCGCCGCCCGCACCCGTTGCATGGGCTGTCCTTCATGTCCGTCGCCTCCGTAGCGGCGACTATCAGTCGCCACCGCTCCGCCTGCACCGTGTCAAAACTTCCGCCTGGCATACTCCGCCATCAGCAGCGCCTCCGCCATCCCGTCCGAATCCTTCTTGCACTTCTCCGTGGGCCGCAAATCCACCCCCGGAAACAGCCGCTTGCAGACCTCGATGGACGCCGCTTTGTCCTTTCCGATCAGCGAAAATTCCTTCTTCCACGTCCCCGGCGGCACCAGCTGCACCCCGATCCCCAGTGCCGCCAGCACGCCCAGTATGTAGCCAAACCCCTGCCCGAATGTGAACATGCTCGTCACGCCCTGCCCCGGATGCGCCCCGACCTTCTCCACGCAGGCGACGCACTTCTCAGGGAATTCCTGCGCCAACGCCGCCACACCGCGCATCTCCTCGATGAACAGCCTGTCGTCCCAGGCGTACACCCGCACATCATCCTCGCGCTCGGGCACGATTCTGATGATCGCATATCCGCCCTTCTTCCCCGGATCAACCCCCACATAGATCATGCTATAACATCCTCCCGGCCCAGCGAATCAACTCGCCAAGTTTTTCCTTCCCGCTCTCACGCTGCGCCACCCACAGCGCCGCTACGACCTGGGCCGCGGTGAACGATCTTCGGACCTTCCACCGCCAGCCCTCCTTCCCAAAGGCCACCCGAATGATCTCCGCCGCCTCAAAGGCCGTAAGAATGGTCTCCCTCTTGTCGTCGATCTCTCTCCCCAAAGCCTTCCCCTCTGGGGAAGGTGGATTTCCGGGAAAATGCTTGCATTGTTCCCGGAAAGACGGATGAGGTCCTTGAGCCGTGGGGTACTTTCCCCTCGCTGTATGAGGTCCCCCGTCCCCATTCCTCACTTCTCCACCAGCTTCCACTTGCTGCACGGGCTGTAATCCCCGGCCTGCCGCCGCTTCCGGTCATGCACCACCACGCACACCTCTCTGTGATCACAGTTCACGCAGTTCTTCATCCGCTCAACCTCTGCGGCGCTCAGGCACCCGACGCCAAGCCCCGCCTCCTGCGCCGCATACCCCAGTTCCACAATCGTCCGCTTCATCCGCTCCATGCCCGTCTCAAAGTCCTTCATGTCGCACCTCCGCCATTCCTGTTCCCTGTTCCCTGTTCCCTCTTTTTACGAAATCCTCATCTGCTCCCCGTCCACTTCATCTCCGTCGTTCTCCCCGATGAAGTCAAACAGCGTCGGCGCACCGGCCTGATCGTCCGCCTGCTGCAAATACCCCAGCCCGTCCCGGAAGTAATCGCTGTTCAGCTCGACCCCGACGCCAAACCGCCCCAGCGCCACGGCCCGCGTCGGCACCGTCATAATTCCCCCGAACGGGTCCAGCACCACGTCCCCCGGATTGGAATACCGGTTGATGAGCCGGTCCACGATGTCGATTTGCAACGGGCAATTCTTCACGATGCAGCCCTCTGCGGTGAAACTCGCGTCGTCCGCCACCTGGATGCTGTACACGCGCCGCAGGCCCATCGGCACGCTAACCTTGACCTTCTTCCACGCACCGTCCGCCAGAATCTCACTCTCGCTGTGATGACCGGATTCCCGCCAGCTCATCACCCACTCCTGCTTGCAATCCACCTCGCGGCCCTCAATCATCCGCTTCCCGGCCGCCTTCCCGGCAAACACAGAAGCCACGACGCCCCGCGCCCTCTGCGCCACCATGGCCATGCCCAGCAGCAGCGCCCTTGATACCGATGTCGCCATCGTCGCGTTGCCCGCCTTGCAGCCGTCGCCGGACAGATAACCCGAGAGCAGCGCTTCCGCATGGTCCGCGTCCAGACAAATGCCCTTGATGGGCACCTGCTTGTTTGCCGCACCCCTGCCGCACTTCTCCAGCATCCGCTTCACGCGCTCCGGCAGCCCCTTCAGGCGATATTGCAGGCAGCTTCCGCGATCCGCAAAGGTCCCGATGTAGTCCAGACCGGCCATCTCTTCAAACGCCCCGCGCTTTTCCTTCCCCACGGAGATGAAGAAGTCGCCCCGCGTTCCCACATGGCCGTCCGCCAGGTATCGTCCGACCAGCCACCATTCGCCCAGGGTCAAATCCGTCGCCTCGATCTCCGGCAGCTTCAGGTTGACAAAATGCCCAACGGTATCCTTGGCTTCCATCCAATCCGGCTGTGCCTTGCGCATGCCGTCCTTTGGCCTCGACGGATACCCCGCCACAGAGCGCGTCCAGAGCTTGTGATCCGGCGTGGTAATCAGGTTCGGCACGCCCGTGGCCCTGGTCATCACCGTGTCCTTCATGCCCGTGTATGCCCTGGCAATCACCGGCTTCCAGTTGCCCGTGTGCGTCAGCACCACGTCGCCGATCTCCACCGTCTCGATGGGCTTGTAGCCGTTCCGGGTCAGCACCAGCGTCCCTTCCGCCAGACACACGTGCAGCATCCGCTTCTTCAGCTTCTGCGACGTGTTGAAGGTCTTCATCCGGTTCACGTCGTCCCACACGTCCGTGGTCCAGCTCCCCGGCGCCACCACCATGAACGTGGCGGGCAGCCGCCCCTCCTTGTCCATCTGCTTCGCCAGCGCCACGTGATCTTCGTAGGAATACACGCTTCCCCGGCTGAACCTGCGATACACTTTCTGCATCTGACTGGTCGGTATGGAATACAGCTCCTCCTTCGTCACCAGCCGGTCGCCGCTGCTCCTCCAATAGGCGTGGGCGTCGATCTGCCACTGCGCCCGGGTGTACTCCTCCTTGGTCTTGACCACCGGCTCGTCGGCATAGGCTTTGCTGGTGTCCGTAGGCAATTTGCGGAAAAGCAAGATGTATTCCGGGCACCCAACGCCCATCTTGCTGCCGTCCTTGCACTGCTCGCTCCACCCCAGCCGGTAGGTCTGGTTGTTCTCCCGCACCACGTCCGTGACCACGGTAATCATGCCGAAATACTGGAAGCCGTGCTTCATCGTGTGCTGGATCGTCAGTGCGTGAAACGGCTCCATCGTCGGCATTCCGGTCCCGGTGGCGTTGCCGAACAACACCCGGTCCTTCACGTGGCAGGCGTACACCCGCCCCGGCTTCAATACCCTCAGCAGGTTCGGCGTCAGGAAATCCATCTGCCTGAAGAAGTCCTCGTCGTCCTGGTTCATGCCGAAGTCGTTGTAATTGTTGCTGTACTGGTAGTGGTTTCCGAAGGGGATGCTCGTCACGATCTCATCCACGCTGTTCTCGTCCATCCGCGCCAACTCGTCCACACAGTCGTTGTTGATGGCCCGGTAGTGCTTCCCGTTGACCTCCACCCGCTTCACTCCCATCGTATTTCTCAATTCGTCAAACCGCTTCACGTTCACAAGCCCATACTTCCGAACGATCTCGGTCATCTTTCTCATCATCTCGTCGTGCCGCTGCCACTTCTCCATCAGCGCCTTTTTGATCTCTTCCTCGCTCTCGGTGTAAATGATGTCGATAATCACCTTCTCCGTTTGCAGGAACCGATATATCCTGTGAATCGCCTGTATGAAGTCGTTGAACTCATAGTCGATGCCCAGGAAGATCGCCCTGTGACAGTACCTCTGGAAGTTGCAGCCCTGTCCGGAAATGCTCTTCTTCGTCGCCAGCAGCCGAATCTTCCCGTCCGAGAAGTCGATCACCCGCTGCTCCCGCACGTCGTACTCCTGCGAACCGTACACCTCCACCGCTTCCGGAATCGCCTTCTTGATGGCGTGCCGCTCGGCCTCCAGGTCGTGCCAGAGTATGAAGTGCGCCTCCGGGTCGCTTTCGACGATGCTGGCCATTTTGGCAACCCGGTCGTCGATGGAATCCCGCTTCTCCTTCGCCGCGTCCTGCAAGCTGAAAGCCGCGTCCCGGATCAGCTTCATCTGCCCGTGCTTGTCCGCCCCTGCTGTGGTGTTATCCACCGCCAGCCGGTGCCAGCGAATCTCCATCTCGGGAAGGTCATACCCCGTATCGTCATACCCCAGATCGGAGGGCTTCTCGATGAACAGCGCCCAGGACGACATCCACAGCCAGAAGTCCTTTTCCCGGTGCGGATACAGCGTCAGCTTGTTCGCCTTGGTGGAATCCCGCTGAAACCACTTCGTCAGGCAGGAACCCGTATCCATGATCTCCAGATACCCGGAATAGTGAATCAGCTCCTTGTACCGGTTCGGCGAAGGCGTGGCCGTGCAGACCAGTTTGTAGGGAATCCCTTTGAGAATGGTCAAAAACTGCTGATAGGTCTTTGAGCCGTAGCTCCGCAAACAGCTCGCTTCGTCCAGACTCACCGCCCCGAACTGCTTCGGGTTGATGTCTCCATCCCGCACCCGCTCGTAGTTGGTCAGCACAATCGGCGCGTCCGTCGCCGCCGCCTCCGCGTCCGTCCGCACATAGGGCGGCGGAGCCTCCCAGCCCAGCAGGCGCACGGCGTCCAGTTGAAACTCCTGCTTCACCCCCAGCGGGCACACGATCAGCACCCGCACGCCCGTCCGCTCGTGCAGCAGCCGCGCCCATTCCAACTGCTGCCCCGTCTTTCCAAGCCCAAAGCGTTCAAACAGCGCCCGCCTGCCGCCCTTCAGCCCCCACAGCACCGCGTCCCGCTGGTGGGGCTTCAGCGCCGGATTCACCGCCTCTGGCTCCACCACAATGCCGGTCTCCTCGGCAATGTCGATTTTCCCCTTCAAAAACTCCTCGTAAGTCATACCCTATTCCTCTCACATTATTCCAAAAGCCTTCCCCCGTTGCCCTAAAGGACTTGCTTCGCTTCGGGGAAGGTGGCAGCCGCTTCGCGGCTGACGGATGAGGTCCTCCCCTCACGTCCCGCTTCGCGCCTCTGCCCTGAACCCGACCATCTGCTTTTCTTCATTCGACCAGTCCAGCGCCTGCCCGCAATACACGCAATACTTACACATGATGCGCACCTTCCTGTCGCCCCACTTCTCCGTCCTGTCCACCACATTCCCGCAGCTCGGGCAGGTGCAACACTCCCGCAGCGTCGCCTTATGCTCCACCTTCCTGGGAACCCGATACTGTAACTCCCGCTCAACGTCCATGTCCGTCCTCCCGGCATTCCCTATCGCCTATTCGCGCATAATTTCGTTATACCGCATCACCGACGGGTCAAACATCACGTTCACCGTCCCGATGCTCCCGTTTCTCTGCTTCGCCACGCAGATGCTGATATACACGCTCCCGCCCTCCTGCATGGCGTAGAACCCTGCAACATCCTTCGGGTTGATGCTCTTATCCTCATGGCTCTCCGG